GCAGAAATCTCAGAAGAAACAACAATCCAGTTAGCTCCACCTCTTAATGTAGACTTGTGGATTTGTGCTGAAATTTGGTTGATTGCTGTAATCAAAGTCTGATTCCAATCTTTTTGTGTGTATTGAGTTAATGGATTTGCAGAAGTACCTCTTTTCCATCCGTTGTAATCCCATCTTAGGTTCCAAGCCGCACCTTTTCTAAGGTCTCTCAAGATTTCTCTATCAATTTCAGCCGCCACTTGCTCAGACAATAAAGCCGTAAGTTCAGCTTCAGCGTCGATGTTATGGAATGCTGAAACGTCTTGTGCCAATTCAGGTGACCATTGTGCTCTTAATTTTCTTTCAGTTACAGAAACAGTTACTGATTCTAAATCAAAAGAAACCTCACCAATTTTATCTTCAAATTCCAATTCTTCGTATACTCTAAAAGTACACGTGAACTGAGTACCAGCAGATGCATCACCTGCAACACCTAATGTTAAACCTGAATAGCCGTCAAGTGATGCCGCTCCAATTGAACAAGGTTGTTGAAGGTCAACTTCTAGGTAAATATCACCAGTAGAGTCGCATATATCATCGTATGCGCCACCGTTTCCTGGGTATGTACCACTGTAAAACGTTGTTGATTGTTGTGAACCATATTCTACAATCCCTTTACCGTATTTTTGAGTAACAACTCTGAATAGTAAATCACCAGTACCCATACCTGAGAATGCTCCAGTAGAAACTGCGTTTACTCTTAAATCAGAAAGGAATGACTCATTGTCCATTTCTTGTCCATCGGGACCGATTAATTTTCCAGCGCCTGCTGAAGAAAAACCTGACATAACGATTAAGGCTTTTCTAAAAACAGGACCACCATTGGCTCCCGTAGCAGCAACTGTACCACCAGTTAAGGTGTAAGCGGCTGGTACTAAGTTACCATTAGACCATGCAACTGTAGTTGCGCTCTTAGTTATACCAGAATATCTACCTTTTGAATAGTCAAAAAGACCTGCAGGGTCTAATCCTGGTTCAGTTCCTTCATAAAATCTATCATAAAGATTTTTACTTCCATCATTATAACCAGCATTTGCGTTTTGACCTGTATTATTTGGTGAACCAATTGGTGCGTAATGCTCATTACCTGTATAAGATTGGATTTTAGGTACAAAGTAGAACAATTTACCAATTGGTAAGTTCATAGCCTGTACAGAAACTAAGTCATTAGCTAATAATTTAGAGAATACTCTTCTTACTATAGGAAATACTACAGTTTCGAAAGAACCTGAACTATCTGTTGATGCTGCTTCATTGATTAGGTTAGACGCTTGGTTTTCATATAACTGTGCCATGTTCTCTTTAACGTGTCCTCTAAGACCGTCTAGGAATCCTAATCTATCCCATTTGTTAATTGTATCTTCTTTGATAACTTTAAGGTGCTTAAGACCAATATTACCAACAAGACCTGATTCTAATAATGCTCCCATTTTTTAATTTTTTTTAGAGTTTATTTTTATTTTTTTTATTTTATTTTATTCATTAAATCCTTCATTCTCATAAATTGAGGATTTTCATAAGCTTTAGATTCAATCAAATTAGTCGCTGAACCATTACTTGGGGTTTTAATAACTTTTTTAGTAATTGATTCAGTCATCACTGAACTTGGTGTGTCACCTAATTCTTCTTTGATTGATTTATAAAGTGATTTTGATTCTTTCAAAGAGTCTACATTGTCGAATCTTCTAAGAATATTGATTTTTTCTTGTTTTGTTGTTGAGTGTTCGGTAAACAAACGTGTGGCGTATGCTAAGTTTGAATTAAAAATCGCAACTTCATTTAATTTATTTCTAAAAAAGTCTAAAGCTTTTCTATACTCTTCATTTTTTTCTTTCAGAGTTTCAAATTCATAAGACTCGTAAGTTAAATTTCTGTTTGGAGTAATCGCCTTTCTTAACCCTCTACCTTTTTTCGAACCATTTCCATAAGTTCTAGCGGCTTCAGCAGTTTCTGCATCATCATCCTTTTCTTCACCCATCCAACCGTCTGAGATTTCATCCTTACCTGTTTCAGTGACTCCATATTTTAATTTTTTAGGGTAAATGTTAGATTTTAATTTACCAATTTTACCTTTTGCTTTAAAAGCCTCAACAACATTCTCGTATGATTCTTGGTCGATTTCATAAACTTGGTCATCCATTTCGTACACATCTTCGTCCATATGACCCATACCTTCGTACACATCTTCGTCCATATGACCCATACCTTCGTACACATCTTCGTCCATATGACCCATACCTTCGTACACATCTTCGTCCATATGACCCATACCTTCGTACACATCTTCGTCCATATGACCCATACCTTCGTTATAGTCAAGTTCTGACATACCTCCCATCATTGAATCATCTTCAAAAACCAATTCGTATATTGTATTTTCTGCCATTGGTTCAGTTTGTTGTTCAACTGGTTGTTCAGTTGGTTGTGGTGTTGGTTCTTCTGCCGCAATACTAATCAGATATTCTGTATTAGCTTTACCATCTTTCAAATGAATAAAGTCACCATCTTTTTTGATAATAAATCCATCTTCGTCACCCATTGCCGCAAAAACTTTCATAAGTTCTGGCATTGGTGCTGATGTCATATCAAGTGGTGGTAATTCTTGTTCTGCTGGTGGCATTTCACCTTCACCGTTATCGGCACCTGCTTTAGGTTGTTGTGTTACAACTTCTTCTTCAGCAGACACTTCTTCTTCGCCTTCTTGTTCTGGTTCTTGTGGTTGTTCACCACCTTGTGCTTGTTCTTTCAAAGACCTTTTGGAACCTAAAATTGATTCCCTTACTAATTCGCCGATTTCTTCCTTCATTGTAGAAGCAAGTATTCCTTTTGCATTTTCACTAATCGCATCTTCGATAGACTTCATTTGTAAAAAAGCCTCTTCTACTAACGACTCTGATTTTCTATTACTCATTAAAAAGCATTTGTATTTGCGTTTATTTATCTAATAAATATATAGACTTTGTAAAAAATTTAATTTTATCTTAAAAAAGATGTAAAAACAAAAAAGGTCCCTTGTGGGGACCTTTTATAAAATCAAATAAAAGTTACTCAATTACTTCGTCAATTTTACTTTCAACAATAGCAGTTATTCGCCAATTCAATGTATAAGTCTCATAAACTTTTGAAACTTTAGCTTCCACATCTGTTGGTGAAAAACCTTTAACAAGTTTTTCTTCTCTCATTTTTTTAATTTTACCTGTGTTGTCATCAACCATGTCGGTTGTGATTTTTGCTACAAAATACTTCTCATTCATTTTATTAATATTATTTACCTAAATAATTAGATAATCTTTTCATTAAGTCAACAGATTTATCTAATCCTCCCATATTTGAATTAATATTTTCAGATTCAGATAATTTTTCTTCGTAATTTGGTCTATCTTCTTTGTTTAAGTAAAGATATGCACCAGGTGTAGATGGTGAAGAAACTAAGTCAAAACAAATTAACTCAAAATCCTCTTGAACTTCATTTTCGTCTCCTTTTTTTACTAAAGACCCGACTCCACGAGACGATACGCCCATTGTGACACCTTGTCTCATGAGGTTTGCAGCTACATCACCCTTTGATGTAACTATTCCTCTTTCGTGAAAACCTGGACTTGTTAATAATTTTATCTTACCCATTAAAATATTTCCTTCCCACCAAGTTTCAGTAATTAAATGTGATACCCTATCCAAATCAACTAAAGATGACTCAGGGTGATTCAATTCTGAAATAGACATTCCTCGTTTGATTACGTCTTGGTATTTTTCAGCCTCCCTTTTTAATATTTTTTCTGGATAAATTCTACCATTTCTATTTGGAACGCCGTGTTTTTGAAGTGTTGCGTAAAACACGAAAGGTTTTGAATGGTCGAGTTGACCATATGATTCTCTAATAATACTTTGGTTTCTTGGCTCGTTGGGATTGATGATTCCTGCATCCCACTCAACAAGAATTCCTTTACCTGTGTCGTTAGGTCCTAAAATTCTCATAATATTTTTTTATTATAAATATTATATTTCTTGTGTTTCTGCCAATTTTGTTTTACTTAATGTAAAATAAATTGAATTTTTTAAATCATCTTTATAGATCGAAGATAAAATATTTTTAATTTTTGACCTTAAAATAATTGATTTAAAATCGTAAATATCGTTGTGAATAAAAAGTGTTATTTCTAAATTTAAAAAACTTTTTTTGTTTTTTTGAAGTCCACTTGTTCTTAAATCCAAATCTACAATATATTTTTTTTCGAAAATTTTGTGGTCAACAACTTCTAATAAGGTGTGTAAAATTTGTCTTTTTATGCTTCCTGTGATGGAAACCCAATTTGTGTAGTCTTCATTTGGTTTAACCCATGTTTGAAAAATTAGATAAATTGATTTTAAATTTTTAGAATCAACTGTTCCATATTGACATTTTGCATCATCAAAAATGTTTAATTTTGATGTTTTTCCTTTCTTCATTTTTCATATGTAAGATGTTTATTTTTATAAAATATAATAATTAGAATTAAATTTGTCAAAGCTCGAAAAAATTCATATATTTATATAACTAAAAGGAAAAAATTTATGATTATTATTGAAGTGAAGAAAGGAAATATTGAACAGGCCTTAAAACAATATAAATTTAAAATTTATAAAACAAAACAATTAGAATTTTTAAGAGATAGACAAGAGTTTGAAAAAAAATCTATTAAAAATAGAAAACAACAAAAAAAAGCAATTTTTATTCAAAAAAAACAAAATCAATTCTTGTCTTGATTTTCTTCTGTCTTTTTTTTGTGAGTAAAAAAATCAACGGATGTAAGTCCTAATGTTCCAAATGATAACAACCCAATAGTTTGTATAAGTATTACAGGTGCTACATATTTTCCGCAGCTAAATAGCGATACAAATAAAGCAACAATCAAAGAAATACTACACAAAAGACCTATAAATCTTTTGGATGAAATTTCACCATTAGCTCCTTCCATCATATTTTTAAAAAATTTTATCATAATCCTTCTTGAAGTTGTTTCAACTTGTAATAGTTATAAAAATCTATAGGTGAGTTTTGTATTTTATCTACGGTTTTTTCTATTGTGTCTTTGAAATCTTTTTCGTTTGATTCATTCAATTTTATTTTCAAACTACCAACTATAGACTCTTTTAATCTTTCCATTCTTAATTCTAATTCATCTTTAGGAATAGAAACAATTTCTGTTATTTCATTTCTTTCACTTTCAGATAAAGTAGAAATTTCATCGTTCAATTTTAAATTTGCAACTTTAATCATAGTTTCTAAAGGTAAATTAATTGATTTAGAAACTATTTTTTCTTTTTTAGCCGAAGTAAGGATTTTAGAAATTTGTTTTTTTGATTCTAAAATAGATTCTAAATTTTTGATAGATTTGTTATATATAACCGTATCAATTGTTTCGTATTTATTGTTTGGGTTATTATGTAAATCAATCGCATCAATCCAAGAACCAACTTTACTTAGGACTTTTGAATTATTTTCAATTAAAATTTGTGAATATTCTATAGATTCATTTACATAGTCGTTTACTAAATCCACAGACATCCCTTTATTTTTATTTAAATCGTCATATATATAATACAATTCTGCAATATCTTTATTTTCTAATACTATAGTTCTGAATTGATTAGAAAAATATTTGAACTCTTTTTTACCATATAAGTTGATAAAAGTCTCTTCAATTTTAGTTTTTATTTCACCAAAAGCCGCCATAATAATTTTTTTATAATAAATACTTACTTATTTAATAAGTTTTTTATTTTATCATCTATTTCATTCAAAGACACTCTACCTTTTGATAAGTCTAATGTGTTATCTTTATCAAAAAGTGTATTTTCTAAAATTAAATTCAAATCATTTTTGTTAAAACTTTCAGGGGTAACTCCCCCTCCAGCATCAGGTGGTGGCGGCGGTGCCCCTCCCGCATCAGGTGGTGGTGGCGGTGCCCCTCCTTCTTCTTCTTCAGGTGCCCCTCCTCCCTCAGGAGCAGCTCCCCCTCCTGCGGCCGCTTCATCTTTTTTACCATATAGGGAATCAAGTGTATCAAACAATCCTGTTTTTGTGATTACTTCAGCGGTTTTACCTAACTCGGCTGATACTGCCCTTTCAATTCTTTGTTGTTGTAAATCAAGTCTAATTTCATCATCAGAAAATCCTAAAATGTGTTTTTTGGCCCAAGATGCTGATACTGGTGCAACACTATCTTGAATTGGTGCAACGGCATCTTTGAATAGTGTAATTTTTTCTTTCCACAATTCAATTCCAAGAAGGTCTGATTGTTTTGATGGATTTGTAAGGCCAATAGTAAAGTTTGTTAATTCATCTTCAAACCCTAATAAAAATAAATGAATGATGGCAATTTTATTCATTTCTGCAATCATAGATTTTTGAATTCTATTAATTGTTCTTGCAAATCTAATATCAAGAAGTGACAAATTCTTACCATCACCTACAGCGTCCTCAAATCCAAGATAAGCCTTAGGAATACGAAGAGCCGTAACTAATTTCTTTTGGATATATTCAATATCTGCAATTTCCGCTAAGTTTGTACCACCTGGTAAAGTCTCTATTGGATTTGTGGTGGTGGTATCTCTTACAGGGATAAAGTAATCTTGGTCTACTGCCATTTGATTGTATCTCATATCGACATTTCCTGTTTTTTGGTCAACAATTTGGTCTCTTTTAAATTTGTTTGCAACCCTTTGAACGTAACCATCAACATCTTTATCGTCCATGTTACCAACAAATACTTTAAAAACCCTTCTTTCAGGTGCTCTTGAAACGCGATATATTAACATCGCATCTTCAGATAATAAAAGTTGTTTCCAAATACGACGAGCTTTTTCTAACATTGAAGTTCCGTATGGAAGTTTTCTATCATCTCCTAAAATTCTAAAATGAGCAATTTCCCATGTATTAAATTCCATGTTTTTTTCTTTCCATGTGAATTTTAACGCATCATTTTCAATCTCTGCTGAATACTTTTCAGGTTGAAATTTCATACCCTTTTCTAAACGCTCAATTTGAATGTTTGGTAATTGCTGACAACCAACAACACCTCTTTCTGGGTCCAATTTTAAATAAACAAAATTATCACCAAACTTACAAGTATTTCTAACCCACATTGGTAGATTGGTGTTAATATCCAACTTATTGTTAAATAAATCTGTTAATACCGATTTAATTCTTTTTGATTCTGAATAAATTTTAAGAATATGTCCATCTTTATCGGGAGTTGTTGATTCTTCAGCATAAATGTCTAATGCTGCAGAAATTTCTGGCGTATTATGTGAAAAAATAGAATCTGTTGCAAAATTTTTATATCCTGGAACCGTTAAATCATAAACAGGAACAACACCGTAAGGTTCAATTGATAATATTTTGTGGTTTAGATTAATTACACTATTTTTTGCTCTTGCGGTTGAATATGGAGATTTTTTAATTCCATAAGCCATTAAAAAAGTATTCCAATCATTATATCCATTCGATACAATTTCTCTTTGTAATTTTCGATAAGATATATTTAATTCTTTAGACGTTCCTTTTAAAGTTTTAATTTTTCTTGCCGTTTCAATAATATTATCCCAACCAATTTTTATATATGTCGGATTTTTGTCACCACTACGTCTTCCACCCCAAACTAATTTTCCTTTCCTTTTTGCAACTTCTGACATTTTTTTTCTGTAATCAGGGTTAGACCACAATTTTTCGTTATTTATTTTTGCATGATATGCTCTGTGTTCTGACACTTTCATTACTTGTAAATTTTCAGGTAAGTTATTTTTACCATTAAAATCTATATGATGAACTTCTTCGTCTTTATTTATTTTTTTATCATAAAACCATTCAGCGATTAAATTATGTTCGGAAATCCATCCATTGTGTCCTTCATCTGAATTACAGGTATAAACCCAATTATATTTTTGATTGTTGAAGAATGATTTACGATA